ATCTGACACTATTTCATTTGTTGTTCTATTATCTAATTTCTTTTCTCTAAAAAACTTTAAAGATTCTACTTCATTTGGATCTACATCAATATGTAAATCTTTCAGGTTTACTTGATCAATAATTTTGTCTGCTATTTCGAACCAAGTTTTTGACATTGGTGAATTAGTTTTTAATTTTTCTTTGACGATTTCTGAATATTCTGAGAGAATATTGTTAATTTTTTCATTCATATTTTTTGATTAATTTTTGAAATTATCTTCACCTATTTTTGAAGTTATCTTATATGTAGGTAATAATCTTATTTTGATAGAATAATAAATTAAAAAAGTTCTATTTATTTAAAACATTTTTAATTATTATGCTTATATGATAATAGTTGTTGTTTTTAGTTAAAATAGAGTTTGAAAAATTAATATATAGAATATGAGTAAATATTATGAAGATATAAGTGGAACTTATTGGTATACATTTATTGATTCTGCTAAAAAAAGAAATTTGGAAGTAAATATTGATATTAAATATTTATGGAATTTATATTTAAAACAGAATAGAAAATGTGCATTAAGCGGTGTGAATTTAATTTTAGATAATTTTGCAAGAAAAAAGAAAAAATTAAAAGATAATGAATATTATGCATCTTTAGATAGAATAAATAATAATCTAGGTTATATAGATGGTAATGTTAGATGGATTGCGAGAGAAATAAATTATATGAAATGGAAATTTTCAGATAAAATTTTTATTGATTTTTGTAAAAATATAAGTAAAGCTAATGATAAATAAAATTATAGAGTATAATAAAAGTGGTTTGACATTTGACGAAATTTCAATTAAATTAAATTATTCAGTAGTTTCAATTAAAAGATTATTAAAAAAAAATAATATAAAGTTGAAAAATAATTTAAAATTTAAAACTTATGTGAATGTTGATAAAATAGAACTTGAAAAATTATATAAAGATAATATTTTAATAAAAGAAATATCGAATTATTTTAATTGCTCAATAAATACTATAAGATTGAAGTTGAAAGAATATAATATAGAGTTAAATACAAATAAAATATATTTTCAACCAAAAAAAGGAGATAAATTTAATAGATTAACTTTTTTAAATGAATTAAATACTATAAATAATAAAAAACATTGGTTATGTGAATGTGAGTGTGGTATTATTAAATCATATGATTATTATAATATAATAAAAGGTGATGTGAAAAGTTGTGGCTGTTATCATAAAGATAATGTTAAAAATTATAATTGGACAGGGTATAAAGATATACCAGGTAGATATTGGTCAGTTATAACATCAGGTGCGATTAAAAGAAATATAGATTTTTTGATTAGTATTGAATATGCGTGGTCAATATATGAAAAACAAAATAGAAAATGTAAATTATCAAATTTGCCTATTGATTTTGAAACTAAAAATCATAAAATTAAAACTTTTCAAGCATCTTTAGATAGAATAGATAATAGTAAGGGATATATAGTAGGAAACATTCAATGGATTGTTAAAGAGATAAATTATATGAAAAATAAAATTGAGGAATCCAAATTTTTATATCTTTGTAAAAAAATAAATGATTATAATGAATAATATTAATATTATTATCTTCAGTCGTGATCGTGGTTGTCAGCTTGAGTTATTACTTCGTTCTATGAAATTATATTTCAAAGAATTTGACCAACACATTATTAATGTGTTATATACATATTCTGATGATAGATTTAAAGCAGGATATGAAAAAACTTTCAATTTACATACTGATAAAAATATAAATTATGTAAAAGAATCACAATCATTTAAAAATCATGTTTTATTATTGTTAGATAAAGATAATCCTTATAGTATTTTTTTTGTTGATGATATTGTTTTTAAAAATCCATTCACATTAGATTGCACACCATTTAAGCTGTTCACCTTGAATGATGAAATTTTAACATTATCATTAAGGTTGCATCCTTATTTAACTTTTTGCTATCCATTAAAAACTAGACTTGAATCTCCAAATTTTGATTCTAATTTAGCATTTAATTGGTTAGGTTTGAAGGGTGATTATGGATATCCTATGTCTTTGGATGGTCATTTTTTCAGGACTAATGATATAGCTGCTATAACTAAAGTTTTAACTTTTAATAATCCTAATTCATATGAAAATTTATTAGCAGGATATCCATTAAATAGAAAAAAAATGATATGTTTTGAAGAGTCTGTTATTGTTAATAATCCAATAAATAGGGTTCAGAATTTTAATAATAATTGTCACGGAAATATTTCACATCATTATATGAATGATCAATTTTTAGAAGGAAATATTATTGATTTAGAAGATTTTAAAGGATTAAAGAATATATCTTGTCATCAAGAAGTTGAAATAAGATTTATAAAAAATAATTAAGAAATATGGAATTTGAAAAAAATAAAATTTTTGTTCAAATTGGTGTTAATAACGGTAATGATGAATTTAATCAAATGGTTAAAGATTCACAACCTTCTATTGTAATATTAGTTGAGCCTAATAAATCATTAAATGAGGAAATATTTCATAATTATTCTGGTATTGATAATGTTTTTTTAGAAAATGTTGCAATAACTGAAATTAATAAGGGTATTGTAAAATTAGTTATTCCAAAAGATACAAATACTGGAGTTTCTGTTAATGGAATTCATTATGAGCATCCAGGATTTAGTTTGTTACCTATGACCGATTGGGGAAATGATTTTGTATCAATAGAATCTGATAGTATGACTTTTAATGACTTATGTGATAAATATAGTATAACAGATATTCATTATTTGCAAATTGATACTGAAGGATATGACACTGAAATTATAAAATCTATAGATTTCAATAGAATTAATATTGATATTATAAAATATGAAATTTGGACATTTGAAGAACAAGCATTTTCAAAGCATGAAAGAGCTAACGAGTATGGATTAAATGGATTTAATTATGCTAATGAATTATTAACATCATTAGGTTATACTTTAACACGATTACAACATGATATGTTAGCTGTTAAAAATAATTTGAGTGATGAAGCAAAAAATTAAAATTAATGATTATATGTTTGCTCATGCAGCATATAGTACAGATTATCAGGAATCTAAATATATTGATTGGAATAGACTTCCTGCAAATGTAAATGATAATGTTGTTTTTTATACTGATTATAGTTTAGATCAAGTTAATATAAATTTCAAGAATAAATTTGCTTGGATATTAGAATCACCAGAGGTTACAAGTGAGTCGTATAGATGGATAGCATCAAATAATAAATTATTTGACACTGTTTTGACTAATAATAAAGAATTGCTAGATAAAGGAGAAAATTTTAAATTTTGCCCTACTGGCGGTTGTTGGATTAAGCCTAAAGATCAAAAAATTTATGAAAAAACAAAAATGCTTTCTATTATAGCGTCATCTAAGAGAATGACACATGGTCATAATTTAAGACATCAAATTATTCAATATTTTAATAATAATATTGATGTTTATGGTCGTATTTATAATCCAATAGATTATAAATTAAATGGATTAAAAAATTATGCTTTTTCTATAACTATTGAAAATACTCAAAATGATTTTTATTTTACTGAAAAAGTAATTGATTGTTTTATGACAGGTACAGTTCCAATTTATTGGGGATGTCCATCAATAGGTAAATTTTTTAATCTTGATGGTATGATAATATTTAACAATCTTAATGAAATACAAAACATTTTAGATGAATTATCATTTGAAAAATATAATGAGATGAAAGATGCTATTAATGATAATTTTGAAAAAGCAAAAGAATATTTAATAGCAGAAGATTATATTTATAAAAATTATTTAGAAAATAATGAGTGAATTTAGAAAATTAATGATTAATAATGTTAATGATAGTCAAATTTGGGATATGTTAGAAAAAAATTATGATAATCATTATACTAAAACAAATATTCCTAAAATAATACATCAAGTTTGGCTTGGTGGTGCTATTCCAGATAAATATAAAAGATTAAGAGATACTTGGACTGAAAAAAATCCTGATTGGCAATATAAATTATGGACAGATGAAGATGTTTATAAATTTGGCTTAGAAAATATTGATCAATTTAATAAAATTAATAATTTAGGAGCAAAGTCTGATATTTTTAGATATGAAATACTATATCATCAAGGTGGATTATATATAGATACTGATTTTGAATGTCTAAAAAGTTTTGATGATCTACTGCATTTAGATTTTTTTGCTGGTACTGGTCATGTTAATGAACCAGAAGTTTTTAATGGCTTAATTGCTTGTAAACCTAAGCATAATTTGATAAAAACACTAATAGATGATATAAAAGTTGTTTCTACTAATAATTTTGATGAAATTATAGCATTAACTGGACCAAAATATTTTTCAAGTAAACTTTTTGAATATATTGAAAATAATCCGGCAGAAAAAATTGTAATTTTTCCTACAACATATTTTTATCCTTTTCCTGCTGTACATCGTCACGAAGTTAGAATAGATAATTTAGCAAGTAGAATTATAGTTAATAAATACATTACTGAAGAGTCTTATTGCACTCATTTATGGTATACAAGTTGGCAAAAATAATGATAAATATGGAATTCATAGTAGGTGAAAAATTTTACGATTTAGCTGATTTTATTTTTTCATCAGACATTACAGAAGATAGAAATGAAGATTATAATAAGCAAGTTAATACATTTGATATTAATAAATTACACGGAATAAATATTGTTTATTTGCATACAATGTATAAAAATCAATTTTTTGATTTAATTAGACATTTAGATAATAAATTTATAGTAATTACGCATAATAGTGATATAAATATTAATAATGTTGAAAACTTACCTGAAAATGTAATTAAATGGTATTCACAGAATGTAAATTGTAAAGATGATAGATTAGAATCATTACCAATTGGATTAGAAAATAGTAAATGGTTTATAAATATTCAAAAACAGAAAAAAATATTAGATAAATCAAAAACAGAAAAAAATATTAAAAATTTGGTTTATATGAATCATAATATGAATACAAATTTACAAGAAAGAAGAGCGCCTTATAGATTATTATATGATAAAAAGTTTGTCACTACTGAATTTGGAACAAATGGTCAAAATTATGAAAATTATATTGATAATATTTATAATCATAAGTTTGTTATTTGTCCTGAAGGAAATGGTATAGATACTCATAGAAAATGGGAAACATTATACTTAAATTCAATACCAATTGAAAAAAAGAGTATAAATAATTCATTTTATACTGATCTACCTATTTGTTTAATTAATAATTGGGAAGAAATAACAGAAGATTTTCTTGATAAAGAGTATGATAGAATAATTAATTCAAAATTTAATTTGGATAAATTGCATATAACATATTGGAAAAATAAAATTTTAAAACATGACTGATAATTGTGTAATTTTAATGTGTAACGAACCTTATCTCAATAAAGCTAAAGATACAATAACGCAATTAAGAGATGTTGGTAAATATCAAGATGATATTGTGTTATTAGTTGGAGATGATCTTAAAGATTTAATTATTGACGATGTAATTGTTAAATATTTTCCAAATATAGATAGAAGTGCGGTTATTGAAATTCTTAAATATAAACCTATATCTTCAGATGGTAGAGAATTTATAAAGACTTTTCAATGGCACAAAATTCATATTTTTGATACTTACTTTAAAAATTGGAAGAAGTGTTTATATATTGATGCTGGTATGCATATTTTTAATTCAATTGATAAAATTATAAATTTAGATTGTACAAATAAATTGTTAGCACATTCGGATGCATATCCAACTTTTGAATGGAAATTGAAAGTTCAATTTGACCAAAAACAATTTCCAGAATTGTATAATGAATTATATTCAACTTATGATTTAGAAATTGATTATTTTCAATCTGGTATTTTATTATATGATACAAATATTATAGAACCTAACACCAAAGTTGAATTATTAAGCTTATCAAATAAATATATCAACTCAAGAACAAACGAACAAGGTATAATGAATATATATTTCAATTGTATTAAGAGAATTTGGGAGCCAGTAAAAATAAACGATGATGATATACATTATTATGACTATTGGGAACGAGATAATTTAAAATATTTTAATTATATTATGTTAAAATATCCAAAAACAAAATATTTTTTATGAATGAAATTGAATTAAAATTAAAATACTTTTCATTTGAAAATGGAATTTTTTTAGAGGTTGGAGCAAATGATGGTATAAGACAATCGACTACATACATATATGAAAAAACAATGAATTGGACTGGAATTTTAATTGAACCATCAGATTGGTTTAATGATTTGAAAAATAATAGACCAAAATCAAAACATTTTAATTGTGCATTAGTTTCTTATGATTGGAACAAATCTGTCATAAAAGGTACATTTAATGAATTGTCTAGTGATGCTATGAATTTGATGTCACAAACAGAACAATCAACTATATATAAAGGTGGTGATAAAGAAGTTGAAGCTAGAACTATGGATGATGTTATATCAAGTACAAATTATACCAATTTTGATTTAATATCTTTAGATGTTGAGGGTAGTGAATTATCAGTTTTAAAAGGATTCAATTTTAATAAGCATAAAACTAAATATTTTTTAATTGAAATATCTGATAGTCCTGAGCATAGTAGAATACATAATTTGAATGATAATTATTATAATTTTAATAATATATTGCAATTATTAAGTGAAAATAATTATTCAATAGAATGTAGATTAGAAAGTGGAGATTGGTTATTTAAAAATAATAATTTATGAGAACAAGACAAGACTATATTAAAGAAAATCTTACATATTTTCAAGATTTGATAATAAAAAATGAAAATTTTAGTGTCATTAAAGTTGGTGATGGTGAAATAGATTGTATGCAAAATAAGGAAGGTATAAATATTGATTTACATCCTTATTCTAAAGAATTAGGCGAAAAATTAGTATCAGCATTTACTGAATTGGTTAAAAAAGGTGTTTATATAAATGATTGGTTTTATTCTAATCCACCAATAAATAGTAGAGATGAACAAAATTTAAATTGGTATAGTAATTTTACTGGACTTCATAGTGCTGATGATAATTTTGTTAAATTTATTCGACCATTTGAATTATTAATGTTGGGTTGGGGCAATGTAGAATTGCCATATTTATTTGATTTCTATGAAACAATTAAAAAATCAAATAGAAATAAAATATACGTAGGGCCTGATAGATTATCAGGATTACAATCATTACTAAATATAGATCATTATACTGTAATTCCATTAATAAATGCATTTTCATCTTATGATGTAATCTTGCGTGATATTAACGACATGATTGTTGATGATAGTATTATTATGTTAAGTGTTGGATTACAATCACCAGCAATAGCAAATGAATTATTAAATTTCAATTCAAATATAACTATTTTAGATATAGGGAGTGGATTTGATCCTTTATATTTTGCGCAAACAAGAGGTAGAGCACAAGCTTCTGTAGAAGAAGCTAAAAAATATTTTGAAAAATTATGAAATTAATAAAAGATGAAATAAAAAAAACTGAATTAAATTTTTTTGATAATTTAATGAACGATTTTTCTTATTTAAAAAATGAAAATGAACATTATAGATTACTAGCACACATTTCATATTTGTATGATAATGAATTAATTATAGATGCTGGTACTTGTCAGGGTCATTCTTGTTTTGCATTATCACAAAATGAGAATAATTTAGTATATACTTATGATATAGAATCAAAGGATATAAAATATATCACAGATAATTACAAAAATGTAATTAAAAAAATATTAGATATTAATTTAGAAACTGATCAAATTTTAGAATCTGCTAAAATTATTTTGTTAGATATAGATCCACATAGCGGAACTATTGAAAAAATATTTTATGATAAATTATTAAAGACAAATTTTAATGGTTTTTTAATTTGTGATGATATAAATCTGAATGATGGAATGAGAAATTTTTGGAATTCAATAGATAAAGAAAAATATGATATATCTGAAATTGGACATTGGTCTGGAACAGGTGTTGTTAATTTTTCAAATGAAAAAATAGAAATATTATAATGCTTACATATGTAATATATTCACATACGGATTATTTAGACACATTAGAAATTCAAACTGAATATCTAAAATCATACGAAAATAAATATTTACTTATAAATAATAATAATGTTGAATCTGAAATTTTTTCAAATTATAAAGGTATAATTTATTATGATGATATTTTAACTTATCCTAGTCGGTTATTATATTTAAAAGAACTAGATTTAGATTATATATTATTCATTCACGATATTGATATTATAGTTGATAAAAATGATGTAATTATAGAATCTATCGTTAATAAAATGATAGATGAAAATATAGATAGAATAGATTTACAATATGATAGAGATTATCGGGATAATAGTATAAATAATATTGCAAAAATATATATTGATGGATATTCTGATTTTTATTTAAATAAGCAAGATTGTTTTTTTACATATAATGTTAATCCGTCAATATGGAAATTGTCTTCATTTATGGATCTTATGGAAAATCATAAAAATGATACATATAGAACAATAGAAGAAACTGCACAAAAATATTGTAAAGATAAATATTCAATATATAAACCTTATAGTGATTATAGTTATCAATGTGGTTATTTTGAATGTATTTATTTTTTTAAATTTTTACATATAACACACCATGGTGAGTATTTACCTATATCTAATTTTTCGAGGTTAAATGAAAAATTTATTGATGAGTGGTTAAATATAGTTGATAAATTTTTATTAAAGAATAATGAAAGAAATTTCAGGCCCTCTTTATAAAAAAATAATAATGATGAAATTAATAGATAGAGAAAAATGTGTTTTAACAAATGAAAATGATTTACAGCATTTATATACTTTTAAAAAATTTCCAATTTTTATGGGATGTACAGAGAATGATATTGATTCTGATATAGAAGTTGATATGTCTTGGAGTATAAGTAAACATACTGGAATTATACAATTAAAAAAATTGATACCATTAGATGTTTTATATAAGAATAGTCATGGCTCTGGTAGTGTTGGATATTTATGGAGCAACCATCATTTAGAGTTTTCAATTTTTATTTCACAATTTGAAATTAATTCAGTGCTAGAGATTGGTGGTGCGCATGGTATTTTAGCAAATGCTGTAAATGTTAAAAAAAATATAGAATGGACTGTTGTAGACCCAAATGCGGATGAAAATAATTTAGATAATATTCATGTTATAAAAGAATTTTTTGATGATGATTTTAATTCTGATACTAATTTTGATACTATAATTTTTTCACATTTGTTTGAACATATTTATGACCCAAATATTTTTTTGAACCAAATATTGAAAATAATCAAAGAAGGTGCTAATTTAATTTTTTCTATACCAAATATGGAAAAAATGTTAAAAAATAAGCGGACTAATTGTTTAAATTTTGAACACACCTTATTTTTAACTGAGCCATATATAGAATATTTATTAAATATACATGGATTTAGATTAATAAAAAAAGATTATTTTTTAGAAGACCATAGTATTTTTTATGCCTATTCTTTTGATAAAAATTATAATTCTAAATCATTAGAAAATTATTACACTAAAAATAAAATATTATTTCTAGAATGTGTAGATTATTATAATGAATTTATTATTGAAATTAATAAACATATCAATTCAACTAATAATGAAATATATTTGTTTGGTGCTCATATTTTCTCACAATATCTTATATCATTTGGATTAGAAACAGAAAAAATTGTAGCAATATTAGATAATGATAATAAAAAACAAAATAAAAGATTGTATGGTACTAATTTATATGTAAAATCACCAGAAATATTAGCCTATAAAAAAAATGTTCTAGTAATTTTATGTGCTGGATTATATAACGATGAAATAAGGAAAGATATTTTACTTATAAATAAGAATATAAAATTTTTAGAAAGATGAAGCATTTAATAATAACAACAGCGACAATATCTGAAGATCAATGTTTAAAAAAATTGGGATATTCATATGAACAGAGAGTATCAGATTATCAAAAAAGTTTTGATTGCGCTCTAGAACTGAAGCATAAGTTTGATACAATTATAATTATTGAAACTGTATCAAAAGAAAAGGTTGATTTTTTAGAAAATAGTGGAATAAATGTTTATTATTCAAATTTTGATAATTCTTTCACAAATAAAGGTATAAATGAGATGTTTCATATCAAAGATTTTTTAGAAAATTCTAAAATTTCTGATGATGATTTAATAATTAAAATTTCTGGAAGATATTTGATGATCACTGATACTATATTGAATATAGATTCAGATTTTATAGCAAAAAAAGATGGTGATATTTATTATGGTGATAGAGGTGTTCATACTTTTTTCTTTGGATTTAAAAAGAAATTATTTATAGAATTTATTAATTTGATAAATGTAAATGATTATGATAAATGTGTTGAATGGCTTGTCAAAGATTATATATTGAGTAAAAATATAAAAATATTAGAAAATTCTGTTAAACTTGGTGTTATAACTTGCTTATATAACAAAGCAGCAAATGTATGGACCAGAGTTTTATCTTAAAATAAAAATTATTTATGTCTAGAATACCATTTCGTCTTGATATTGCTGGTGGTTGGCTTGATCAGCCTTATGTGTCAGAATATTATCCTGGCTCAGTTATTACAATTTCTATTGAACCTGAATATGATTTTAATGATAGAAGTGGTATGTCAAGTAGTACCCGTAAAAAAGCCATTGAGCTTTGGGAAACAGATATTCCTGAAAAAAATTTAGAATTATTAGCAAAGATTTTGTTTAGTTTTGATAATCCGCCTGGAACAAAATATATTTCTGGCTCACAAGATTCTATTGGAATTGTATTTCCAGGTGTTAATAAATTAGAATATGAAAGTGATCAATATTGGCCTTCAAATATTATAAAAATTGTAGATAATGAAATTATTGAATTTATTGAAAATAATTTATGGCTTATTACATTAGACCCAAGAAATAATGATTATAATGTATTAATAGATACCCAAATTAATAAATTAAATGCTAAAGATTTAGCTGATGCTGCTGATGATTGTTGGAAAGCAATTCAAAATAAAAATTTGATAGATTTTGGCTTAACATTTACAAAAAGTTTTGAAGCACAAATAAAAATGTTTCCTCATATGGTCAATGATCATATTTTGAAGCAGATAGATAAATATAAATCATTATCACTTGGTTGGAAATTAAGTGGTGCGGGTGGTGGTGGTTATCTTGTATTAGTTTCCGATAAACCAATATTAAATGCTATTCAAATTAGAATTAGACGATAATTTTTCATTAATAAATTGGCTTAGTTTCCGCAAAATGTGTAGCATCTTCATAATCTATGCTTTTTGCAATTTTTTTAATTTCAGGTGAAGCATTTTTTAATTTACCTTTTTGAAATGCATGAATCATTCCAAAAAGTCGTTGTTGGGATTTTGATTTGCTTGGCATATTTTTAATTATTTTAATATGTATCTACCTTTACCTAAAGGCTCAACATTATACCCGAATTCCTTAGACATTTTAATTACACCATCATCACCATCAAGTCTAAATGCTTTTGATAAAATACTTTGTATTGCTTCTTTATCATATCCTGCTTCCGCAATTTTATAGGATAGATCCACAATTGTAAACAGACTTTCTTTTATTAAATATTTACTAAATTTTTTTATCATGATATAATATCTTCTCTATTTGCAAATAAAATGTTTTGTTCTTCTTTTAGCTTATTAATTTCTTTAGTAATTTCATTATATTTTACAACTTGGCTAGGATCTAAATATATTGTATCTTTTGGTACACTTTTTCTAGGATCAACTTCTACTAACATACCATCTGGTCCTTTTACATATGGATTTCTACCTCTAGATTTATTTATCATAAAATTTGGTGACCAATTACTATATGACCGACCACTTCCATAAAGATCACTAAAATTTACTGTGGTATGATCTTCAAAATTTTTAAGTTTTTTCATTTCATTTGATTTAATTTATTAAGTCCATAATATATATCAACAATTCTAGCTTTAATTACTGACATTGTTTGAGAATTATATACTGTTGAACTTGAGGGTTTTTGTAAAAGTGCTGTCAACCAAATTGTGTCACCTCTTTTAACTTGTTTAAGACTTAAATCTGTGTTAAGAACTGGACCTCCAGCAATCTCATCTAATCTTTTTATTTCATCTTCATCTGTTATTACACCAGTTATTTGAACAATTTGAACTGGCCCTTTGACTTTTTTATAGTCGCCATTATCTAATCTTGATATAGCAATAATATCATCAGATAAAGGCTGAAACTCTTTATCTTTTTCAAATTTTTTAACTTTCTTATCTTTGAAATCGTTGAATTTAGTTGTTATATCTGTCATAATTAACCTTGATCACTGTAATTTGGATTTGATGATACAAAAATTTTGTTTTCATCATTTAGACTTAAAAATTCTAAAATATCATCTAATTCTTCATTGATGTGACGAAGTGAACCGACGTAACCCCAATCACCTGGTTTTTTTACTTGCTCAATTGCGAAGTCATCTAATGATATTTTAATTTGATCTAATTTTATTAATGCATTTTTATAAAGGACATTAAATTTTTGAGCAACCTCCGCATTTTCTTTAATTAAATCATCTTCTAGGTTTGTAAATTTTTTCATATTATTCTTCGAATTTTTTTATAAATAATGGATTTTCATCATCAGATGAAAGTTCATCAAGTTCTATTACTTCATCGTCATCATCGTCATCATCGTCATCGTCATCATCGTCATCATCGTCATCATCGTCATCATCGTCATCATCGTCATCATCGTCATCATCGTCATCGTCATCATCAGCTTCAATTAATTCTGCATCTTCCATTTTAACGAATTTATAATCTTGCAATACATTAAGTATATTAGCTTCTTCAACTTCTTCATCTGTAAATCCATTTACAATATTATGAATATCATGTAGTGTTAATATATAAACTCCTTCTTCTGAATTTTCAATTTCTATTGATGATTCATTCAATTCATAATCTGAATAATTTATTATTTTTTCCATTTTTTATCTTATTTTTATCTTATTGTATAATTTTTTAGTATATATTCTTTATATTTTCTCGTTAATTTATCAACAAATATTTCATTATTGAATTCCTTATTATCCATATCATAAATTAAGTCATTATTAATTTTTATATAGATATTATTCTCTTCACTATTTTTACAAACAGATAGTTTTGCTTCTATTTTATCTTTATTTGTTAAATTTACAATTAAATATGTGCTATATAGCAAATTGACATTTTTTGAATCTATTTTGTTATAATAACCACTAATATCAAGTATTCTTATTGGCTTAGGAGCATTTTTTCTTTTATATGTAATAATTGATAGGTTGTGCTTTATTTCATCTGTATATTCTGTTTTATCATTTTCTATATTTACTATTATGTCTTCTAATTCTTCAAAAAGTTTTTCAAATCTTGTTATCATATTATTTTTTTCATTTTTCATTACCTCTATATATATAAATTATTAAGAATTAGGCAATACAAAATCATTTGTCATTTGATTTGGATTAGATGCTGGTGAGTAGTCTGTACTCATTGGCTGTTCTTGTGTCCAAGATGGTTTATACGGTTCTTTTTGATCTTCAGTTTTATTTATAACCATACTTTTGTCATATGGAATTGGTCTTTGATGTTGAAATGGATTATTTTGACAATCAAATGAGAATTGATAATGAATACCATCCTCAGTTATTATTTTAACTGGGACAAGTTCTTTTTTGTTTGTTTTTGGTACTTGATATAATATTAATACAATATCTCCAAGGTTGTAACCGCCTAATTGCTCGTATAATTTGAATTTCGTTATCATCTATTTTATTATTTTTTAAAAATCTGTTTTTAAGTTATTATTTTCAGCAACATTATTTTCAGTTTTTATTTCAATCATATTACTATCAGCCCAATCATAAATATCATCCCAAACTGAATTACTTTCTACTATTTTATCTTTATTTTCAGTTAATCTAGTTATTAATTCTTGTAATTTAATCCAAGCATTTTCAGATGTTTTTTGAACTATTAAATCTTTATTTGTATTTAAAAAGTTTATATACTGATCATTAAATGTCTGTAATTCATTGACATTATCATAAACTGTATCTTTCCAGATTTTAGAAATATCTAATTTCAATTTCCAATCTTTTTTATCATCATTCTTCTCAAATAACTTGAATTTTGTTATCATATCTTATATATAAAAATATTTAATTGAAAATAATTTTGAAAAAACAAAAATACACTTTAAAAAATTAATATATATATGAAAAATAACAATTCTTAATGCCAAATATAATTAGAATTAGAGATTTAGAGATTGAAACAGATTTGAACGATATTATTATTCCAGTTGATAAAAATTCATATCATTCCTTAGCTAAAAAAATAACTGGTGAAGATTTAAAATCTTGGGTGTTATCTGATATTTGTACTAATATAATTTCTAATACAATTGAAATGAATATTGTTGGAGATCCTTGTGCATTTTTAGGATATAATATTGATTGTCCTTGTAGTTATGCAGGATATTCTATTGTGTGTGTGGTATAAAAAATAAAAAAAATAAACGATATGGCAGTTAAAATTACAATTACAACTTTTGGTTCAAATATAAGTGATCCATTAAATTTATATACAAGTGCAGTTAGTATAAGTGGACCTTGGACACTTTTTGGCACTGTTTCTCAAGCAAATTTTGCTGCGGGCTATACATTTACGCCACCTATTAATACACATTGGTATGAAGTAAGATCAACAGGCGTATGTACAACAGTTCTACCATTTACTTGTGGTTCACCTAGTCCAACGACAACGACATCAACAACTGCTGCTGGTCCAACAACAACGACAACAACTCATGCTCCAACAACAACAACGACAACTCATGCTCCAACAACAACAACGACAACTCATGCTCCAACAACAACGACAACAACTGCTGGTCCAACAACAACGACATCAACAACTGCTGGTCCAACAACAACGACATCAACAACTGCTGGTCCAACAACAACGACATCAACAACTGCTGCTCCAACAACAACGACATCAACAACTGCTGCTCCAACAACAACGACATCAACAACTATTCCTGTAACGACTACCACAACAACTGTTCCGGTAACGACTACCACAACAACTGTTCCGGTAACGACTACCACAACTGTTCCTGTAACGACTACCACAACAACGGTAGTTGCGCCAAATGAAGTATATTTAAATCTTCACTTTTTAACTATTAATACTGGAGTTACAGATAAAGTTTATTATGAATTTACAATGAATAATGGTACGGCATCTTTCGCTACATATTCAAATGTTTTATTGACAAATACAAGCTCAGGAGGATTTACAAATTTAATTACATCTGGATCAATTAATGCTAATACTAATGATATATTAAATGCCGGTGTTTTACACGGGCTTGCATTATCAGGAACATTGGGTGCTCCAAATACTATTGGTAATAGCTTTACAATATCATTTACTTATGATATAGGAGGTGGACCAATATCAGCATATATTAATTTATTTACTCAGCCATCAGTTTTAAATTTTGATTGGACACTATAAAAATAAAAATAAATAAATGGCAATTAGAATAGAAAGTTTTCCTGTTTCTTCTGGTGGTGTTTGTACAGTTGGTTATGGACAACCAGTTACTTTTACTATAACTTCAGGTTATACTACTGAATCATCTTTTCAATGGTATTTGAATGGTGATTTGGTTAGTGTTGGAAGTGGGTATACATTATCACCTTCACAATTTGATGATATATATATTAAAATACAATGTAATGAATGTCACACAATTAAACTAGTTGATTATACTGATCCTCCTAGTTTATATAATGCTGGTACATTAAGATATAGAAAAACTAGTAATAGTTCATCATTAGATGTGTGTATGCAAACAGACGCAAATACATATACTTGGTGGCCCTTAAAAACATATTCTTGGTAATAAAAAACTCACATATTATGTGAGTTTTGTTTTTTTAAATACTAGAAATAAATATTTTCAACTAATTCAATTTAATTTAATATATAATTTTAAAAATAATAATATTTATGTTAAATCCAAAAGTTAGTGTAATAATGGCCAGTTATCTTTTACCATATCCAGGAAGTCGGTCTAACCCAGATAAAAAATTTATTCGTGCTGTTAATAGTTTTAAAAAACAAACTTACAAAAATTGTGAATTAGTTGTTGTATCAGATGGCTGCCAATTGACAATCGAATTATATAATAAATATTTTTCAAATGATATAAATATAAAATTAATACAAATACCAAAGCAAGAATTATATTCAGGTGCAATGAGAAATATAGCATTAGATTTGGTTGATGGTGATATAATTTCATATCTTGATTCTGATGATGTTTTAGGTCCAAATCATTTACAAATTATAGTTGATGGATTTGATGATTCTATGGATTTTATTTTTTATAACGATCTGATGGTTCTTGATAACACATTTAAGAAATTTTTTCTAAGAGTTGTGGAACCAAGATGGGCTAGTATTGGCACAAGTTCAATAAGTCATAAAAATTTGGAATGTGTAAAAGGTTGTTGGACAACAGGTTATGGACAAGATTTCGTTTTTTTGTTTAAAATGGCGAGTATGGGATTAAAATTCAAAAAATTAGAAAAAAATTCTGAGTATTTAGTTGCACATTATATGAATGCAGATTATTAATCTATATTTTAATTTCTCAAATAAATTTTCATATTCTTAATAACTCAATATTGATTTTTAATAAACATTTCATATTTTTTTTTGTATATAAGAAAAACTCTTATGAAATTTATAGAAATTATTAAATCAAAATTAGATTCAACATTAAAATACATCTTTAAGACAGATGAAGGTTTAATTGTTGAATTTTCTTATATAAATAAGAATGATGGTAAAGACATCATTTGTGTACCATCACAAACTATGTGTAATTTGGCTTGTAAATTTTGTCACACTACAGATTTTATTGGAAAAATTAAAAATATAGATTTAAGCTATGTTGATATATTTGAATCTGTGACATATATAATAACTGATTTACATCTTAAAGACAATGATAGAGTTCTGTTAATCAGTTATATGGGCTGCGGTGAACCGATATTAAATGTTTATAATGTACTTGAATCTATGATACTGCTTAAAAAATTAGAGCAGCACGGCTTCTCTTATGTAAGATTTGCAATTGCAACCTCAATACCAAAAAACAAATGGTTAAATTTTTATAAATTGACTGAAGGTATTAAAAATAATAATTTGCCAGTAAAAATTCATTTATCTTTACATTATACGATGGATATATTGAGAACTGAATGGATGCCAGCAAGTTTAGATATAATGAGTAGTTTAGCTTGTGTGGATTTTTATAAAAAATTAACAAAGAATGCTGTTGAAATTCATTATACATTAATTGATGGTGTAAATGATACAGAACAAGATGCTATATTACTAAGCACCTTTCTGAAAGATCGTGATTTTAATGTTAAATTTTTATTTTTTAATGAAAAACCTAGCATAGATTTTCACGCATCTAGTCAAGAAAAATTAAAAATATTCAAACGATATTTTGATAAATATAATATTTCGCATGAGTATTATATACCTCCTGGTTTAGATATCGGGGCAAGCTGTGGCCAATTTTTATTGGATTACTATATTGAAAATCAAGAAAAATAATAAAATAAAATATGAAGAACAATTTTTATGTACATAATACTAATGATTTAGTAGATTTGAAACAAGATGCAGAAATAATGAGACTTGATTGGGCTCGAAGATATGATTCTAAATATCCAGAAGCTATGACTTATCAAGAAATTTATAATAGGCAAGATTATATTAAAGGAGATTGCACAATATCACCTGGAGATGTTGTAGTTGATTGTGGTGGAAATATTGGATTATTTTCAGCTTTTGCGATTGATATGGGTGCATCAAGAGTATTATCTTTTGAACCATTCCCAGCTAATGTTGAATTGAATAAAAAAAATAATCCTAGTGTTGAAATTTTTGAAAATGCTGTTTCTAATAAAAGTGGTGAAGTTATAGAATTGTTATATACTCATACAGGTAATGGTGGACATACAGTTGTAAGTTCTGAATTTGATAGAGAGCCTGGTCATTATGAACACAAAAATATATATGTGAAGACTATAACTTTAGATGATATAATAGCTGAAAATTTTATAGATCATATAGATTTTTTAAAAGTTGATACTGAAGGTTCAGAATTAGCAATATTTGAAGGCCTATCTGATGATAATTTAAGAAAAATTAAAAGTATTGCATTAGAATATCATCATTCAGTTTTTAATTTTGATGAAAACATTTATGCTAATTTTCAATCAAGATTTAACAAATTAGGTTTCAATACATTTACTTGGATATTAGATTCTTATACAAGAATGTTGTATATAAGTAAAGGTGATGTTTTTAGATCAAATCCTAACCATGGAGAATAATTATGGAATTCACATTAAATAAAGAGGATCATATTCAATACCTAATTGATAATACAGATTTTGGTAAAATTCATAAAGCTATGACTCTATTAGATTGGAGATGGACTAATTTTGTGGAAGATGATTTGGTTTATAGTGTGCCAACAATAGATAAATTAAAAAACACAGCGACATATTTATTAAATGAAATGTATAGCGATGTTCATACCACACATGATACTATGTCAACAGGTGGATTTAAAGTGACTAGAAAGGATGATTATTTGCAATTAGAATTTTTGATTAGTGATGAAAATTCTTTTATGATAAATATAGAAAATACAAAATATGAATTATTAAAAAAACGTAAATTAAGAAAAATTAAAATTAAGAAAATATATGGTGACAATTAATATTTATGAAAATAGTACAACTTCTAATTTAAAAGAGTTATTACTTAATTTGGAAAAAGATTCAGAAAGAAATGAAATAATTTTAGATTATGCAAAATCTATAAATGAAGATTGGTCAGAGTTTAAGAAAAAACGTGATGATTATGATATAGATATAAGTCTTATTAGAATGGAATTAACAAAAAGAATATGGAATGAAAATGAATAGAAAAAATTTTAGATTTGACTTGTGTTTAGATTCTGAGCATTTAATTGATTTGTATATATAATTCAGTAATGAAAAGAGTGATATTAAAAATATCACTCTTTTTTATTTTTATGGGTGTTTAAATTTTATATATAATAGAAAATTATTTGAATAATTATGGCAACACCATTATATAAAAGATTTAAGAACCGTGGAACATCATTCTACGCTTTCCCAAGTTCAGCTTCAGATTTAAATTTAGCAAATAATAACAACTTTTATAATATTAATTTTACTAAATTCGCATTATTAAATATACCTAGGCAAGTAAATGCACCTAATCCTAATGATGGTATACTGGATCTAACAAAAGATATTGGAACAGCCGGACCTTTTTATTGTGATGACCCAAATATTGGAAGTCCAACAAAATTATCAGAGCAATTAGTAGAATCATTACGAAATTATGTTGCAAATTATGATACCTCATTACACGAAAGTAGAATAAATAATAATACTGATTTTTATAATATTGGTGTGAGAGATACCCCTACTGAAATGATATTTTGGAAATGGTGTAGAAAATTAAATTTGATTGATTTTGAACCAGCAGTTCATAATGTAGATTGGGATAAAAGTTTACCTGATTTTGATAATCCAAACAATTCAACAATTACAAATACTGATTATTTTCGTAAATATTTATGGAAAGAAAGAGAATCTGGAACTATAAGCAATCCATATCAAACCGTTTCTGTATATGAAGATTCTGTTTATTTATATGAATATAATAATACTCCTAAATTTGCAATATCAGGTATCGCAAAATTTAAAGTTGGTGATAAAGTTATATTAACTACTGATAATGCACATGATAAATTAGTGTTAACCGGAACTACTGTCATTTTTGGACAAGATTATATTATAGGATTTATTTCTTATGATTCTAATACTAATACAACATATATTAATTTGAATACTGATTTTAATGGTGGCGGAGGAACAGGTTTAACTTCAACTTATATTTATTTAGATTATAACAGATTAATACAATATGTTGGTGAAATTAATCAAATAACAAATGTTCAAACTGCATCTAGAGTAGGGCAAGAAATAACTGCGTATATACCTCATCAAGGAGGTAAAACACCAACAGTTCTATTTGGAACAAAAGACAATAATAATTACAATCCAAATTTAGAAATACCAATACTTGCAAATGAAATTCAAAATAGAATAGTTGGATCTGAAAGTTTGAATTCTCCAATTCGTTCAAATCCATCAGATTATCCAGGATCATCTTTTGGACAATTTGATACATCAGATTATACATATTTATGTTCAAATGGTGATCGCCTTAGATATCAAGGTGAATACTATGGCGTTTTATTAACTGATAATGCAGGATTAAGTGCAAATAATTATGTTGAAAAATTAACAGATTTTAATTCTGATTCATTAGATGGTATTTTTCTTGATGTTGATAGATATCATTATAAAAAGATGAATATACCAGCAATGGAATGCCAAAATTTTGATGAGTTTAGTTCATTATCAATAAATGGTGCAGCCCCAGCAGATTTTGATTTTAATGCTATTTTATGGTATTATGATTTATCAGATCAAAATAATAATTCAGCTATTAATTTATACGGTATAGAATTTTTAAATACTCCAGAAAATGATGATGATAATTTCGGAAATTTAATCACACCTTATCATAAATTGGTATCTAATGGCAAACAAGATGGTTTATCTTATATGTTTAATATAAATATTAATTATAATATTGATAATGATGTAGTTCCATTAACTTATGACCCAAGCACTATTTATAATATGTTTGGATTTGATATGTATAATGAAATGATGAGAAAATTTTATCAAGTTAATGAAAATTTTGTTAGCATAATACAGAATTTTGTTAGGATAAATATGGATTTGCAAGAAATGAAGAGTTTAATTTATTCTCAAACTGATATGGATGAGTTGAAGAGTAGAATGTCAAATATGGAAAATTTATTAACATTATATAAAAACAATCAGTTTGTTGATTCTGATACCGCTACAATTGCTGTTGATAATTCAGGAGTTTATCCGATGTTAAAATTTAATGTTGTTAATGTTGAATATAATGATATTCAAAATATTAGTTTATCATACGCATATAATTATAATGTTACAAGTGATGGATTATCTTATCCATTTGCATTATCTACATCTGGTAAAATGTTACTAAATATTATAAATGATAATGTTTATAATAATGGCGGTGATGTTATTATTATGTTAGATAAGGATTTGAAAAATAAACAAAAATTAGATATTATTATTAAACCTCAATATGCTTTATATACTCAAAATTTAACATTAACTATGAAATTTAATTCTGGTAATACTTTAGTTGAACTTCCAATTATTACTATTGCTTCACCTATAGATACAACTACATATAATAGTTTATCACCAGATCATTCTGTATTTACAGATAGTTACTATTTAAATGAAAATGTATATACAAATACTACTGATATTAATACTGGGTTTACATGGTGTACTACAGGAAATACAGAAGTTGTTTTAACAGAAGATTTATTTAAAGCTGGTGATATTGTATATATACAAAATTTATATTTCCTAGATACTGCTGGTAATACAATTGATTATAGTGGTGCGTATGAAGTTTTATGTAAAAGTGGTATTGTTTTAACTATAAATTTGAAACAATCACAAGTGCAAGGTTATAAATTACTTGGTGTACCAAGAGTTAGTTACTATAGAGGAATTCAACTTTCAATATTGAGAGTAAATAATAGTAACACATCTTCTTTCTCTGAAAGATATGATGTAACTTATAAAATCTTATAAAATTATGGCTATATTAGTTGGTGATTTAGTTGATAAAATAAAAGAAGTTTTTGATTCAACAAAAGTTCTTTCAGTTGAAAGTGTCTATGAAAAAATAGAAAATTCAACAGATTTGAGATTGGTAATGTCAATGAATAAAATTTTATATGATGATGTTAATATTATCTATACAAAACTTATTTTTACAACAGATGATACAAAATCAAATCTCGCAAAAAATAATTTTACATATTTGTATGATATTAATTGTGAGTATGTTAGAATAGAATTTACAAATTTGGAAGATTTTTCAACTAAAATTTCTAATATTTTTAATCAAAATAAATTTGGTGAAAATTTAAAAATATTATCAAAATTTATTAAATCCCCATCTACTCTTATTAATGAATGGTTTCAAGAAAATAAAATTTCTGATGTATCAGTAGTGAATGTTAAAGAAGAAAAAATATCTATAATGCCTTGTAAATCATTAAATTTTAGTTTTATTATTGATTTGAATAACAATCAAAGTGTTAATTTGAATATATCAAAAGAAGGTGACAAAGAATACATATTTAAATTTGAAATTTTTAATAATATATATGAAGATAAACAATCTAGTTTGAAAGAACTTGTTGAAACTATTGGAAATGGACTAAAAAATAAAATCAAAATATAAAAATGGCTAGAATTTCAAAACTTAATAGAGTTTTTAATAGAATAGAATTGAATTATAAAAATTTAACTGATCAAATAACAAATTGGTTAAGTTCTGAATATGAGAAGTCTAGTATTCTTTTTAATTCTGCATCGCCTTATGGTCAAATATTATCTGTTGTCAAAGAATTATTTATTCAAAATATATTGTATTTGAAAAATTTTGTTAAACAATTAGATATTGAACAGGCAAATTCTAAAAGAATGATTCATAATATTGCTAGAATTTCAGGACACAATCCATCAAGAGCAATATCAGCAAAAGGTACACTTAAATTTAAGCTTAAACAAGGTATTAATATTGAGCAAGTAGTAACTAATAGTCAAATAATTATATATGATGAAACTGTTATTAAAAATATTACAAATAATCTTTATTATACATTAAAAACTGGCAATTTTAGAAATTTTTATTCTTTACTACCTGGATGTCAATTTTTTATAAATGTGGTTCAAGGAAAATATGAAAGTCAAACATTTACAGGAGATGGAACAATATCACAATCTTTTCAAGCTACGGTTAGTAATAATGCAACAATTGATAATTTTGATTTTAGAGTATCATTAAATGGTATTAATTTACAAATTAAAGATCATTTATATGATATGCTTGAAAATGAATATGCTTGTTATGCTAGAACAGGATTTAATGGTGGATTAGATATATTTTTTGGTAATGGTATAAATGGATTTATACCTTCAATTGGGTCAACAATAGAGGTTAAATACTTATTAACTAATGGCTTATTAGGTAATATTTTAAATAATAAGGTTAATGATTTTGTTTTCATTGATGATATTTATGATAGTGATGGAAATGTGATACAAGCTAGTCAAATTTTTGATAATTTTGTTGAAACTAATATACAATTTGCTAGTGATGGTGAAAGTATAGAATATACAAAATCTGTAATTCCATATGTTTCTAGGAATTTTGTTCTTGCAACCCCAGCGCAATTTATTTATCATCTTAAAAAATTAAATATGTTTTCTAAAGTTAACGCATTTAATACTTTAGACCAGACTAATATTGATATTAATAGTGATGGTAATTTAGATATTATTTATATTAATGAAATGTATTTATATTTAATTCCAAGAATAACTGATTATTTTTCAATCGATGTTAATTATTTTAATGTACCTATTGATGCCTTTTTATTAGATCAAGTAGAAAAAGATAGAATAATATCTTATCTTAAAATTCAAGGTATAATTAGTATTACTGCTGTAATTAAAATTATAGATCCTAAACCACAAAGATTTGTAGTTAATGTGTTTATTAGAAAATATGATGATGTAACTGACGATAATATTAGACAACAAGTTATTGATACATTATCTTCATATTTTGCAAATTATGATAGATATGATAGAGTTATTAAGGCTGATTTAATTGCGTCATTAAAAACTATCGATGGTATAGATTCAGTTAATTTAGAATTTGTTGGACAAGCGAATGAAGATTATCATAGAAATGGTGCGTTATTATCATCAACAAGCCAGCCAGTATTACAGTCAACATACGCTGCATCTTCATCATCTGTTAATGTTTCAGCACAAAATTATACAAATTTAGTGACTGCACAACAAAATCAAAATGCTGTTAGCCCAAATAGTAGCACATCTGTTGATAATTCTATACTTGTGCTTGATACAATAGTAAATGATAATACAGATAGTATTTTATCTGTTGGTAACAGTACTGTTGTTGCATATAGTTCTACTTCACAATATGATCCTAACAAATTAGTTGGAATTGATCCAGTTTTAGGTGATATCGTAATAGGAAATAATGAATTAATAATTTTGAGAGGTGGATGGATAAATAGAAATGGAGTGTATTTTAGCGAAGATCCAAAAACTACTTCAGGATTTAGTACAGTTAATATTATCTGGAAAGGTATAACAACTAGAAAATAATTATTCTTCTATAAATTCTTTGAAAATTTCTTCCTTATTATCTAATACAAAGGTGTGTATATAATATGCAAGTGTTTTATAATTTTTATATTCATAAATATTTGAAAGATTATAATCTTTTAAAAAATTATCATCAGCAGATATAATATAATTATCTTCTTTATCAAACCAATATCCTATTTCATATATTGTTTCTTTAACTTTCATCGATAATAAGACTGCAACTCCATTATTTATTTCACCAATATAGTCTATAACTGATATAAAATTGACTTCTTCCATTTAGATACATTATTTTTTTATATATATAATAAAAAATGGTTTCCAAATGGCTTTAAAAGATGTAAAAGATTTAGTTATAAGATATCCTGGACATCCTAAATATGAACCAGGTAGAGTTGTTGAAGACGATGACGTAGAAGCAATAGTACAGAAATTAGAAATGATTTTGTTTACTAATAAAGGTGATGTATTAGGTGATATTGATATGGGTGCTAATCTTGAATTTTATCTTTGGCAAACAAATATTACAACAGGAAACTTAAAAACTAAGATAGAAGAGCAAATTTCAACTTATATACCTGAATTAATTAGTTTAGGCTATACTTTTGATCTTGTTTTATATGAAGGTACATTAAGAGATATTCTATATTTAAATTTTGTAATAAAAGGATATAATATAGATTTTATATTTGAATAATGAAAAAGATATTATGATTTATGGCTGAAAAAGTAGAAGAATTTGTTTTAACAACAGAAATTATTAAAGATATTGAAGCAAGAGAAAATTTCGGAAAAATTTTAAAACGTTATGAAAAAATATGGTTTTCAAATTTAAGAGGAATACGTAAAGCAAATTTAATATTTGCGCATACAGAAGATGAGCTTGAAGAATATGTAAAATGTAAAATAAGTATTCATTATTTTGCTGAAAAATATTGTCAAATTAAACGAGAAGATGGTACAATTGGACCGATGAAACTCCGTGATTACCAAAAAGATATTATAGACCTTTATACAAAAAATCCACGAAGTATTTTAATGGCGAGTAGACAAACTGGTAAAACAGTTTCTGCTGCTATTGTGATGCTTCATTTTGTTCTATTTAATGATGATAAAGGTTGTATGATTGTTGCAAATAAAGGCAAAACAGTAAAAGAAATTATAAGAAAAATTAAAGATATTTACAAATTATTACCATTTTTCTTAAAAAAAGGCGTATCAAACTGGAATGAAACACAAATCTCATTTGAAAATAATTCTAGAATACAAACAGAAAATAGAACAAAAGATCCATCAATTGGATTTACTATTGACTTACTGTATCTAGATGAGTTTGCTCACATTCCAGATAACTATATTAGAGATTATTATGGTGCAATTGTGCCAGTAGTATCTTCGGTTGAAAACTCTAGAATTATAATCACATCAACACCAAATGGATATAATATGTTCTGGGAATTAATGACAGCAGCAGAATTACCTGATGATGATCCAAATAAAAACCCTTATAAAGCAATGAGGGTTCTTTGGACTCAAATAGAAGGTAGGGAAGATACAAGAATTCGTATTATTGATGCTAAAATTAAAAAATATAATTTATCTAAATCTGCGGTATTAAGAGAAATACGAGAAAAAAATAATATTACACTTTATAAAAAGCATTTTGGTGATGATGTCTTAGATTGCGTTAAATATGATTTTGAAGATGAAAATACATTTATTGATTCTATACGAAAAATTAGAATAAATGGTATTCCATTACCAGAATTGGCAGTTGTTTCTAATTGGCAAGAAGAAGAAACTAAATTATTAGGTAGTCCTGAAAAATTTGATCAAGAATATGGATTACACTTTGTTACAGGTGATAATATTCTTTTTAATAAAGAAACAGTCGATTTATTGAAAAGTAAACAAATACCTTTTGATAGTATGGAATTTGAACAATTTAATAAATTAAATTTTCCATATGATTCTTTGAAATTTATTAGAAATACACCGGCAACACCTGATCTATTTAATCCATTAAAAGTGAAAGATTATTATATTTTAATGTCAGTCGATTTATCTGAAGGATTAGGGAAAGACTATTCAGTTATAAACATATTTAGGCTTGTTTTAAGAGATAAACAGGAGATAGAGAAGTACAAGTATGATAATTTATACGAGTTGTTCAAAATTGAGCAAATTGGCTTATATCGCAATAATGTATATTCTATTAGAGAAGTTGCACACATTTTCTATTTATTAGCGTTTGAATTATTTGATCCAGAAAAAGTTAAAGTAGTATTAGAAACTAATACTTATGGGGACAATTTTTTAACACATTTACCTCATGTTTTTGAAGATAATAATAATTATTCAAATTCAGTTTTTCTAAGATATAAACATAATAGAGAAGATGTTAGTAGTAAGATAGGATTAAGATTGAATAAGGATAAACATTTGATTATTGATAAGGAATTCCAACAATCTGTTAGAAATAGAAGAATGATACTTCATAGTGATATAAATATTAGTGAAATTACAACTTTTAGTAAGCACGTAACGATGTCAGGTAATATAACATATCGTGCAGAAAGTGGAAATGATGATGTTGTTATGAGTACAATAACATTGTCAACTTGTTTTGATAATGTTGGTTATAAAAATCTTGTGGATTTATATACAAATAATAATTTACAAGGCGATGTGCTAAGATATGTTGAAAATATCACAAATATGTCAAATAATACAGAAAGTCTAATTGGTGCTCATAGTAGAGTGTATAATCGTAGACCACAATATAATAATTTGAGATATCCTAGTTAAAAAAAGCCTTCATCATAAGATGAAGGCTTTTTATTTATTTATTCCTTTTCATAAGAGATAAATAATTCCAATTATTAAATTGTTTATTTAGAATATGTTCTAAATCATATCTATGAAAAATTAATGGATTTAGGTATTCATCACATGATTTCCATTTTACTTTTCCAGTTTTATTTAATTCTCTTTTACAAACATTAAAAAGATGTTGGTCCTTAACATATTCCATTTCAGCTCTATCTAAATGATTATAATGCTCACGGATAATAATTAGTACTTCTTTTGCAATATGAACATCTGTAAGATATTTTTTTATTGAAAAAAGCCAACCTAATCTATCTGCTACTGAACAACAACTAGCACCAATAAAAATTTTAGTAACCGAATTAACCCTAACCCGTAATTCAAAAACAAAATATTTAGTGCCTAGTGCATCGTAACTTAATACCTTATTATTACAATCTCTAAATAATATATCTTTTCCAAAATTATTCAGATTAGAATATGATCCATTAGCATTTTGTGTAATATTCATATTTTAATTATTATAAATTTGTATTATCGAAAACACTTTCTTCATTTGAAACCAAATTACATTTAAGCGTATTTGATTCCAATTGTAATTCAAACCATTCAACATACTCTTTAATATTTTGCATATTTATACCAGGTTGTTTTTTTTCTTTTACAATAGGTTTAATTATATTATAGAGCATTTTACGAATTTCCAATCTTGATTTTTTAGTTGGATCATATCCACGAACAATATCCTCTAAAATCCATTTAAGTAAAAAATCATGTTCTTCATTTGAAAGTTTTCCATTTGAAAAATCCTCATACCTAAAAACCATTCGTTGTAATTCCAATGCGAAAACCTTAGAAGATTTTATAACACTCATATATCCATTAGATAAACTTTTACTCTGTTTTTTTAAAGTGTTTTTATAGAAATCATCTAACTTTAAATAAAGAATTTCTTTAAACTTAAAAAATGAATAAAGAGTCCTTTTTTCTGGTGTATCACACACATCATCAAAATCAATATTACTATCATTATCATTATTTGATATTCTCAAAATTTCATTTTCGTAATTAGTACTTTTCCACATATCACGCTTCTTTAAAGTGGAAAGATGATAAAATTCTTTTTTTGTTGATCCTTGATTTTTAGACCAAATATTATCAACTAAAGATTCTTGTTTTAAATTAAAAAATTGTGTTATAAAAAGTTGAAATAAAAATTGATTTTTAAGGTCTACATCAGTATTATCTGAAACTCTCATATGATCCCGTTTATTTGCACTAGTCCATGGATCAGATTGCAAATTAACCATTTGAGTATATTCTTGTGCCTCAGCGATAGTTGACACTTCTTTATCATTAAGGTAAATTATTTCATAAAATAATGGATAATTCAAATTAGCTGATATAATTGCACCAGTACGACCTTGACCATCAAGTATAGTTAATTTAGGCACACCATTAAATAAAACCCAAGCAACTTTTATTGGATTATATTTATCCATACCTTCATAATCTTTAAATACTTTCATCCAAACACTTCTTCGTTTTACAAATTCTCTTGAGTTATCTGTATCACAAAGATTTAATGCTCTAGCAACATTAGAACCAATTTCACAACCATACCTATTACCAGGCAAATATTCGAATTTGTCATAGATAGTTGTCTTATACACCACAGCATTATGATCCACTACCGAATTTGTACTATTTAAAAATTTTTGTAGTTTTTTTGACATTTTTTTAATTTTTAATGATTAATAAATAATTATAGATCACAAAGATAATAATATTTTTTAAAAAACAAAAACTATTGAGCTAATTTTTTATATATTAAGAAAACAAATACTTACTATGCCAGATTTAACATACAAATTTTCAATGACATTAGCTCAACTTACTTTCTTTTTAGATAAAGTTCACGATCTATTGTCTATTGACGACCAAATTTTATTGAAAATAACTAATGAAAATATTCTATTATATTCTATTGTTGGTGAAAAGATGAATGTTAATGCATTCAAATCTTTTATTTTCAAAACAAACGAAATTTTTTCATTTAACAAAGAATTGGAAAATGAAATAAGATTTATTATAAACAATGGTGGTAAATTTGAAACCACCCTTAAAAATTACTTAGATTATAAAGATGAAGATGTGATTTGTGAGTTTTGTATGAATGATGAACTATATGCTGATAATTTTAAATTAAAAAATTCAAAATTAAGATTAGGTATTAATGGAGGTGACGTGCGTGGTATGAATACCACAATTGATATTGAAAAAATTAATAAAACACTTGATAAAGATAATATAGATTTTAAATTTTCATTGGATAAAAATAATTATGCAAAAATTAAAAAAATAGCAGCAATTGATAATGAAAATGATATTTTAACATTAATTATTGATGAAAATAAACTTAAAATTGGTGAAGGTAGTTGGGATCTTGAAATTTGTGATATTGTACATGAATATTTATCAATTTCATTTCCAAAGAAATATTTTAAATCAATAACATTTAGTGAAGATGAAATTAATGTGTATGTATTTGATACATTTTTATTGATTGATAACTTGAATACAACTTTGCTTATAGCATTAGAATTATCAGTATAATATGGAAAAAATGTCAGAAGAGGAATGTAGGAAAAATAATATTTGTCCGTTTTGTTATGGAAAAATATATTTTAAAAAATCTGGCAAAAAGATCATTTACAGAATTAAAACAAGAGGATAAAGAATTACAAGATTATATAAAAATGACATCACAATGTAAAACCTGTGGTGGCGATCAATGGAAAATATATGGTGGTATGAAATGCGGATTACCAGGTAAACAATATTGGCCAGCTTAAAAAAAAAAATTTTAAATATGAAAAGAAATCAATTTTTAGACATTTGTAAAGAATATGACGATTTATTAAAAGCAGATGGCATTACTATTAAATTAAAAGAACCATATGTAGATTTTATTGATAGTGATATGAGTCATATTAGATGGATGCTTAATGAAATTCCAAATATGATTGATGATAAATGTAAATTAGAAAAATGTAATAGATGGTTAGGGTTTATTCAAGGTGTATTATGGATTAAAAACTATTATACAATTGAAGATATGAAAGCTCATACTCAAAGTCATAAAGAAAATTTAGATGAAAAATATGATCAAATAAAAAATGAACAATTTTATTATTTATTTGAAGGTGGAGTATCAGAATTAGGAGAATAATACTTATATTTGTAAAAAGATAAAATTATGAAAATATTTAAAGTAACTATCGACAGCAATCCAGGTGGATGGAAATCAGGAGAAGATCCATCAGTACTTGTTCCAGCAAAAAACAAGGAAGAAGCAATTCAAAAAGTTAAAGATGGTTGGGGTGATAAGTGGGAACATAAAGATGATGGAATTATAGTCACATACATGAAAATGGTAAAGGTATTTCCTATCAGAGAGTCCAGTAGGCTATCAGCAGAGGAAATAAGATTTGATGGTTATGATATTCATATAAAATCGCCAAGAAAAGCTAAACTTGATAGAATAAATAAGCATATAAAAAGAAATGAAATATAGTGACACACAGAGATTTAGTGTATTTTGATATTGAAACAGCCGGAAAATATAAAGATTTAAATTCTTTAATGTTAAATGATAGTAGAGGCTATAATTTATTTTTGCGAAAAATTGAAAGAAAAAGTAGTCAAATATTAGATTGGCAAATTAATCCTGAACAAGTTTATTTAGATAAATCACCACTTATACCTGAGTTTGGTAGAATTGTGTGCGTATCTATTGCAACTTTTGTTGAAAAAGAAGGCGTTGAGCAATTAAAAATGATGTCAATATGTGACGAATCTGAAGAAGTATTAATACGTAGAGTTCATAAAATTTTTAATACAGTATCAAACAAAACTTTACTTGGATTATGTGGTTTTTATATCAAAGGATTTGATATACCATATTTGAATAGAAAATTTTTACAATATGATCTAAAAATTCCAAAGGTTTTAAAAACATTCAATGTTAAACCTTGGGAGATGAATGTCGTAGATTTAGCAGAAGTTTGGAAGAGTTTTGGTACATTAGAAAATGTTTCACTTGATGAAATGCTATACGTCTTAGATGTAGCTAGTCCAAAAAGTATAATGGCTGGTAAAGATGTTCATTATGCTTTTTGGAACAATAATATTGAGAAAATTAGAACTTATTGTGAAGCTGATGTTATGTCTTGTGTAGAAGCCTCAAAAAAGATAATACACCTAATTTAAAATACCATTGATTGTATCGCATATTTCTTCTTCAGTTATCATACTATTAGATTTTATATTTTAACAAAATTAATTTATAAAACAAATTATTTCGTATTATTTCGTATTTTTATGAAACTTTATGAAAATTTCGTATTATATATTAAAAAAACATAAATTATGAAATTAAAAGAAGTGCTAAAATTAATATTATCTGAAAAAGATAATTTAACTGCTAAAGAAATTCACACAATTATTTTATCAAAAGGAATAATAATTGTGAAAGGAAAAACACCAGAAGCTACAATATCAAGAATATTATCAGCATATAGTGATAATTCTAATGTAAAATCTAAATATAAAAAGAAATTATTCATAATAACAAGTACAAGTCCAAATCGTTATTCTTTAATAAAGGAAGAATATGAATTAACTGAAAATGATTTGATATTAAAATATCTTATTGATAAAGGTGTTCGTTGTCTTAAAATTGAAGATAAAGATGGAGAAGAGCTTGAAAGTGTATACCTTAATGAAGATGATTATACCTGTTTTTATAAAACCACAAAAAAATTAGCTGACAAAAATGAGGTATTTATGGACAAGTTTATTAAACTATTAATAAAATAACATTTATAAAATAAATGGATAAAATTTTAGTTTTAGTCGGTTCTCATAGTTTAGGTGACACATTATGTGCTATACCTACAATTAAATATCTTAGTAAGTTATATGATAAAAAAATTCATGTATTTACTTACCAACCAGATTTATTTAAAAATTGCCCATATGTAATATTATCAGATAATTATAATGTGGAAGAAGATGATTTATTGATTGAAAGTTTTAAAGTTGATAAATTTGTTCATACAAGAACAAATATTATTCAATTGCACTCTTTGAGTGCAGGATTTCAATTATTACCTGAAGAAATGCAAATTTATTTTTATCCTGATGATTATGAACCAATTGAAAAATTACCTGATAATTATATTGTTTTACATACAGCTAAAACTTGGCCGTCCAGGACTTGGGAAAAAGAAAGATGGCAAGAATTGATAGATAGATTGAACGCTATTAATATTTCAGTTGTTATTATAGGAAAAAATTCTAGTGAAGAAGGAACATATCATATAACAAAGCCTGTTTATGAATTAAATATTAAAAATGGCTTAGATTTAACTAATAAAATTGGAATTCACCAAACGTGGCACATTTTGAATAAAGCTGCGATAATTGTTACTATGGATTCTGGTATATTACATTTAGCAGCAACAACAGATACACATATTATACAATTAGGTAGTTCAATAGATCCTAGATTTAGAGCACCTTATAGAAATGGTGTTCAAAATTATAAATATTCATATATTCTAGGTGGTTGTGATATATTTTGTGCATCAAATATGAAATATAGCATTAGATATAATGGAAAGTATAATGTTATGCCACCTGTGGCATTTTGTTTAGAAAGACCTGAAACAATAGGTCAAGATATTGATCCTGATCCTAACTTATATAAATGCCATCCAACAGTTGAACAAGTTTTTAGAGAAATAACAAACAATTATAAAATTTCAAATACTGGTAAAATAATACTATGAAATACAGACCTATAAAAAATTTTAAAGTATTGATGTATGATTCATATACATTTCAACCAAGTTATGTAGAATTTGATATGATAAACTATTATACTATAGATAATGAAAATGATAGATATATTTCTATAAATAAAGCTATTTTTTATAAAAATAAAACTGAAGATAAAAAATATTTTAATGACTATTTTTATTCAATAAAAGAAGAAAGAAATTTTAAACTTAGAAAAATATATGACATATATGGCAAAAAAGAGGTTTAGAGTTATGACATATGATGAAAAGACATTTGAACCAAGTAGCATATTATTTGAATTAAAAGAATATATAGTAGATAAAGAAAATGATAAATATATTTCTATAAATAATACTATTTTTTATAAAAATAACGATGATGTATCTGGACTTAAATATGTTTATGATTATTTTTATACAGAAAAAGAATTGAGAAAAGAAAAACTTAAAAAATTAAATAATGGTTAAACTTCTTCTTTATATTGGTAAGTCAAATAAAATATTTACTCATAATAAAACATATAAATATAATAAAATGTGTTATAAGTTTGCAACTACAGATCATTGGTTTGAACCTATAATTAATTTTTATGTGTCTGTTTACTACAATAGTTATCAAATGGTGGTATTTAAAGATGAAGAATATTTTGAAAGAAAATTCAAATTAATGACAGAGCACGAACACAATCAATATATTAGAAAAATTAAACTTAAAAAATTAAATAATGATAATAAGGAATAAAAAAGCAGCATATGAATATTTTCTACTAGATGAATATACTTGTGGTATAGTTCTTGTGGGCTCTGAAATAAAATCAATAAGAAAAGGTGAAGCTTCTCTAGTTGATAGTTTTTGTGCTTTTAATGGTAAAGAATTGTTTTTAAATAACGCAAATATTAATGAATATAAGTATTCTAACCAATTTAACCACGAGCCAAAACGACCAAGAAAATTACTTTTAACAAAAAAGGAATTAAATAAGATCAAAAAAAGAATAACAGAGAAAGGATTAACAATAGTACCAATAAATATGTTTGTTAATAAAGAAGGACTTTGTAAAGTTACAATTAGTATAGCTAAAGGTAAAAAGCTGTATGACCGATCAGAATCTATTAAAGAAAAAGATATAAAACGAGATACTGACAGAGAATTAAAAAATTATAAATAATTTTGGTACATTAAAAAACTTTTTGTATCTTTGTGTTTAATCTAAAATTTTAAAAATGCAAGTAAAAATATTTCAAAGTTCTTATACAAATTCATTAGAAACCGAAGTTGGTGATTGGCTACATAAAAATTCCAATATCAAAATCAAAAAAATTAAGCAATCTTCAGCACAATACTCTAATACAATTATTCAAACAACTATTTCTATATTCTATAATATTAAAAGTAAACCACAAGATTTTGGACCAGGATAATGAAACAGAAATTTCAAATTGGAGATATAATTCAAGTTCATTTTAGTTATCTAAATATTGGCTTGACAGCAGAAGTTATTAAATATGATGAAATTGATAATAAAAGAGTTTACGTTAGATTAGAAGATGGTACAGAAAAAAGCTGGGTATCAGAAAATTGCAAAATAATTAAAAAAAAATAAAAATATGATTCACAAATTTAATGATTACAACCGTGCCGAACAGAGAGAGATAGTGTTTGAAATTATCAGACAGAAATATCTACACGACCCACAATTAAACAATTTTGGAAAAAATTGTAAATATATCTCAGATATAATTAAGACATTTGAAAGTGGTCAAATGGATAAAGATGAACTAACTAATTATTTCGAAGAATTTTACAAAAAAAATCAAAAATCAACAGCAGAAGAAGTGTTATTTTACTTCTATACTATTGCTGAAGGCGTTGCTGAACAAACAAAAAAATCTAGATATAAACTTGTTTGTGATATAATTAAAAACATCATTGATGTAGATGCTATACAAAGCACAATTGAGCCACCAGAAGATAAAATGGGTAAACCAGAAGGCGCTGGTAGTAATGGCGGATTTGTGCTACAATCATTTTCCAGATATCCGTCACCAGCAGGTTATAC